AAGAACCACCAACAAAAGTATGAACATCATCAAGAGTTAAATTTGTAAGATTTAGAAAATTAGGCACACTCATCTAGCTTTGCCTTGAGTTCGTCTATTTGTTCTTGTTGATCTTTGATAGCTTCTATTAGATAACCGACTAGATTGCCATAAGCTACAGACTTTGTACCTTGTTCATCGTCTGCTGTTAAAACTAGCTCTGGTGCGATCTTTTCAATTTCTTGAGCAATGACACCACTTCCTTCTTTGCCATCTCTTATGTAGCTTACACCTCGCATTTGTAGAGCTTTTTTGCCATCTAGTGTTTGTATGTTGTCTTTTAGTCTTTCATCTGAAAATGCTGTTACATTATTTGAAAAAGTGGCGTTATTAGTACCTCTATCTAATATTAAAGTATTTGCACTTCCACTGAAAAAAGCAAAATCATCACCACCTGCTCCAGTAAGACCAACTCGCCATAGTTGCGTGCCACTTTCATTAGCTACTGCAAATTGAGCACGACCTGTTGCTGAATTTCTTTTAAGGGTTAAATTAGTTGCAGCATCATTACTTTGAGTTGCTGTAATATCTTTGCTAGAGATACTCCCTGCAAAGGTGGCGTTTCCATTAGCTTCAATTACAAATTTATCTGTTAGTGTGCCACCAGTTCTAAATCTAAAATCACCAGATCCCTCAGTACCTGACTTATTGTTAAATATAAAATCTCTTGTTGCTGCATCTGTGGTTATATTCATAAAAAATGATGAATCAAATCTCATTTCTAAAGCTTTTGCATTATTTTGCCAATTCAAGGCATAAGCTGCGTTTGAGCCAGAAGAACTTGTAGCTGTGACATTTCCAGATACTGTCATCCCACTACTTGTTAAGTTTAAGAAATCAGTCAATCCACCACTTGCACCTCTCCCTCTAAACAAGAAAGATGAATTTGGATCACCTTCATTTTCAAAATTAAGAACATTGTTACCTAACTGAATTTTTGCATTTTGGTCATCGGCTGTTAGTCTGGTAAATAATAAAGATGGTGTTCCAGTTCCAGATGAATCAATCTTAATTTGTGTGCTTCCTGATCCAGTAGCAGTAATGTTTCCACTATTAATACTCCCTGCAAAGGTGGCGTTTTGTGAAGTATCAAGCGTAAGTGCTGTAGTGCTTCCGCCTGAGGTTAATATTAATGAACCTGAAGATGTTTTTATAACAGATTTTGTTGAACCATTTTCTCTAAAACGTAATCTTGGATTGCTGTTGGTATCATTTATGGCAATTTGTGCATCTGCTTTATGTACATTAAGACCAGTTATATCGGTAGTATTGTTTCCAATAGTTATACTTCCTGCAAAGAAGTTTCGCACATCATTATTTATATAAACTCCAAAAGCATTGGTTGGTTGAGTACCTTCATACGAACCATGAAAAAGATAACCATTAGTAATAGTGCCATTATCTCTATCAATAATTGCTCTTACAGCAGATGCATTAGTTAAAGTAGTATCAGAATCATTCTCAATTTCTGCATATACACCAAATGCACTAGCTCTATTTGCTGTATTGGTGCTAAGTATATGTGACTTGAAGAATCCACCATAAACAGAATTTATTGTACCTGCATTAGATATTTGCCCTGAACCTAAAACCCCTATAGCTGATGAAGTTGTAGAGGTGCTGTTATGTCTACCTACAAAATTTCCACCTCTAAGTGCTGATACTGTTCCTGTAGTGTGTGCTGTACGACTTGCAACGTTAATACCATAAACTAAATCAGAATCACCTGTAACGTCTTGTGAAAGTTGTAAACCATAAAGTCTATGCTCATTTGATGTATCACCACCACTAGCAGTTGAATCTTGATCTATAAATAAACCTCTGTGCGTTCTATCAGTATCTAACGTATCGCTTCCAGATGCGTTATGGTCTATCATCATGCCAGTATAAGAAGCATTTGCTGTGCTATCTGTACAGTTAAAATCATATCCTAAATTAACAGTTGATGTACCAGAGAATCCTGCAATACCTGCTAAACTATTGTTTTGAAAGTTAAATCCTCCAGAACCACTTATGGTCAATCTATCAACACTATTAGTTTTTAATGCAAGATTTCTACTTCCAGAATTATGACCAATTTCAAGACCAGTATTATCCATGTTAAAGGTTGTTGTATAACCTGATGTACTGTTTGATCTAAAGTCATATTCAGCATCTTCTGCATCAATAAAGAAACTTCTTGTATCGCCAGAAGTTCCATTATTCGTTATTGTAATAACACCACTAGAGATAGTTCCTATTTCGCTTAGGTTTCCATTGTTAAACTCAAAGTTACCTGTATTAGTTATTTTTAGTCTTTCTGTTGTTGCTGTTTGTAGCGTAAGAAATGCACCAGAACTGTTTGATCTAATATCCAGACTTGTTCCGTCAAATTTTATATCAGCGTTACCTACTGAACCAGTAGGCACTAATTCAAACTCTGGAGTTGAAACACCAGATGATGATATGTTTCCAGAAGCTGTTATTGCACCACTATTGATAGTTCCTCCAAATGAAGCGTTGCCTGATTCTGTAATTCTAAATGTTTCTTGTTGTGAACCTGAAGAATCAGTTTGTTCAATATAAAAATCTGAACCTGAATTTGCACCAACTCTATTTGCTACAAGTTTTACATCACACGCAGTATTACTAGCTGATACAACACCAAGACCAATTGCTGTTTCTGTGCCACCTGCATTTGTTGAGTTAACTACTTCTAAACCTGTATATCTGCCAGAGGAAGCTCCTGTACTTGTTATTGCACCACTATTTATACTTGCTATACCTGAAAGGTTTCTTGACTGGTCTAAAATGGTTGTAGTGCCAACTTGTATTTCACCATTACCCAGTATTCTAAATCTTGGATTATTACCATTTGTTTTAAATACAATAGCATCAGTATCGCTAGTTCTTATTTGTAAGCCATCAGATGAATGATCACCTATAATCTTTGTACCAGCATCAAAAAAGATTGCTTTATTATCTCCAAGAACCGATATGTGACCTGTTGTTGTAAGTTGTGGAGAACTTGTAGACATACCAAATATAAATGGATCAGAATTGTCTGTATTTCTAAACCTTATCTCTCCATCGTTATCTCCTCTTTTTATAAATAAGGTATTGCCTGAATGTCCGATCTGTACTGAATTACTTGCATCATTAAGTTGTAATTGTGGGAAAGATGTTTTAGTTGATTTTAGAATACCTGTAGAGTTTACATCTCCACTAAAGATAGCTCCTCCAAAGGTAGCGTTTTGTGAACTGTTTATTGTTAACCCATTAGAACCATTAGTTTTTAGAATGACACTTCCTGCATCCTGTGCTTCTATAAATAAGCTACCAGTTCCTCTATGAACTAATTGTGATATGGTATTTGCACCACCATTGAATCTTTTTAAGCGTAGACCATAACCAGTATAGGTAGTATCGCCTATGAGATCAATAAAGGCATGATGATTAGCAATAGGACTTGTTCCTATTTCTATTCTGGTATCATTTGTGCCATCTGAAGGTATGTCTATTGCACCTGCTGTTAATGTATTGTTAACAGTAAGCGTAGATGCAGGTGAAGATAAAGGTGTAAAGAACTCTAATTCAGTAGTCCCAGACGTATCTGCATCAGAAGGAAATCTTAATGCTTTGCCACCTTTAGATGATGGAACAGTTGCAGGTATTGTGATATTGCTGTTAAATGTTGCTTTACCATCCGATGCAATACGAAGTCTCTCTGTAGCAGTAGAACCAGCAGCACCAGTACCAAATGTCATCTCACCACCACCTGTTGTTCCAACTGTTTCTACTTCTAAAAATGCTGAAACAGTAGTATTAGCACCATCATTTTCTGCAAATTCAATACGTCCAGTAGTTTGACCAGCAGCAACCGATGTATCACTATCATTAAAACGTAAAACATTACCAACAGAAGAGCCATTATTAGAGCTTAATTCTAATAATTGAGCAGGATTTACACTTCCTAAACCAACATTCCCATTTGCAAGAATTTCAATTCCTGATGTACCATAGCTACCTGCTATAGACGCAAGAGACAATCTTCCATCAGATCGTTGTGATATTTCTGAGCTTGCTGATGACCTTGAATCCTTTAATAGAAGTTTTGCAGGTACATTTGTATTTGTTATTTTTACATCACCTTCTACAGTTAATTTACTATTAGGATTGTTATCATTTATACCAACATTTCCACTTTCAAGTATAGTTAAAGTGTCAACCCAACCACTTCCAGATGCTTTGTTTTCAGCGTTATACCCAAAATAAATATTACCTGTTCCTGATTGATTAGATTTTGCACCTATCAAAATATCGTTTAGACTGATTAAAGATAATGAGTTGCCTGTAACTCCTAAATTATCTGACCTTAATAATAGATGTGAACCACCACTTGATTCAGCAGTTTTTATTTTATCGTTTTCAGTAAGTGTTATATCGCCATCTACTGTAAGAGATGATAGCGTTCCAAGACTTGTGATATTTGTTTGTGCTGCTGTTGATAAAGTTCCTGCTAGTGTAGTTGCAGTAAGTGTTCCTGTAATATCTACCCCTGAACTTGTTGTGGCAAGTTTTACTGAACCGTTATGAAATAATTTAACATCAGCACCTGTTATAAATCTTGCCATATTTTGTGAATTTGCAGTATCAAATATAGACACCTCTGCACCATTAGTTTGAATACTTAGGATGCCACCACCTGATTCTTTTATAATTGAATTTCCATTACTTGTTTGATGAAATATCTGCAAATCGTTACTTGCACCAAACTGTAGTTTTTCATCATCTGGCAAAATAATACTATGTGAAAAAGCAAACCGATCATCTGTGTTATTCCAAAGAATCGTTGCATCGTTACCCTGACTAACTGCATCTTGAATAGTTATACCTGCTCCATTTGCATTTGCAGAAGAATCACCTGCTGCAAAGTTAAGGGTTATGTTTTTGTCTTTGACGTCAAGATTTGCAGTATCTATACTTGTGGTAGTGCCTTGTACTGTAAGATCGCCATCAACTATAAGGTTGTTTGAGAATGTATGATTGCCTGTAATAGTTGAATCTAAATTAAGGGTTACGCTTCCAGAAGTTCCACCACCATTGAGATTTGTGCCTGCAACAACTGCTGTAATGTCACCTGCGTTTGTATCTGACCCTGCTCCTGTTGTTGAATCTACAAAGAAACTCTCACCTGTTATATTAATAGTGCTTGGTCTGGCTAATACTGCTGTTGCTGTAGCATTTGGACTTGAGTTAGGAATATTATCAACTGCTCCATCTATAACAATATAAAAGAAGAAGTCTTTGGAGGAAGAACCTGCAGGTACAGTTAAAGTAAGATTACCACTAGAGATTTCAAACAATCCAGATGAATTTATTAAACCCTGACCTGAAACTGTAAATGCTTCATTAGTGGTAAAGAAGTTATCACTTTCTCTAAAGGTTTGTATTAAAAACTGTGTATTCGCATCTGTGATAGATGTTTTTCTTTCTGCACCTGTTGTAAAAGAGCCACCTAATTGTGCAAGTGGTGTTTGTGTACCACTACTTTGAGAGTTTTCCGTTGATTGCATCAACTTCATTTGTATTTTGTTTGGTATTTCTGCAATAGCTGTGTCAATATTCCCACTAGATGTATAACCTTTTAACACACCATTAAATCTTGCTTTGACAACTATAGTGTGATCTTGACTGGTGCTTGTATCAGAATTGGTGAGGGTAATTTTTTGAACATCCGTGCTTGTCAAAACTCTTGTATAGTCGCTTGTAGATGCTCCTAATCCTTGCGCAATATTTGTTACACCTAATCCTGTAAACCCTGTTACAGAATCAAATACCTGACCACCATCAGTAGTAAATATATTTACCTTTGAAAGTTCAACAGTACCATCTGAAAGAACTCTAAATGGTGCATCGGTAAGGGTGGCACTCCCTGCTGTCAAGATTGTCTGTGAACCAGTACTACCAGAAATATTTACAGTTCTTGTCCCTGCTCCGACATTTATTTCTTGACCAGTTTTTACAGTTCCAGAAATCGTTGCATTTTCTGCTGTTAAAAGACCTGCTCTTGTAACATGGAAAGGTGCTGAACTAAATGTATTATTACCTAAATGTATGCCATCTGCTGTACTTAAAGAAACTCTAGTTGCTCCTGTACCTGCAATCAATGAATCAGCTCCTAAGGTAAAGCCACCAATAGTTCCAGAGGATGATGTAATTGCACCTGATACTGTTGCATCTGTTGCAGTCATAACACCAGAAGAACTAACTGTAAAATCTCCTGATCCTAAATTAATTGATGAGGAAGAACCATTGATGGTAATTCCAGAATTGTCAATTGTTACATCGCCACCACTTACAGTAACATTAGCTGCGTCTAAAGTACCTGTAGTTATATCATCGGCACTAATAGCACCAAAGACACCAGAAGCGGAAGTAAGTGTTCCTGTTTGTATCTCAGTAGCTGTAATAGCATTTGCTTGAATGTCACCTAACTTCACAGGTTGTTGAGTTACATTAAAGGTAATAGAGGTTGCACTTGATTCAGCACCAGTACTACTAATTGATGTTATAGATGCAACATAACCATTTGCTTTAGCAATAAAATCTAAGTCTATGAAATCATCGCTAACAATTCTGTTATGTATTTCTTGCCCTGAAGAGTTTTTAATTATTACTCTAAATTCTTTTGCAGGATAATTAGTTGCAGCCTCCCAAGTTAAAAAAGCTCTTCTGGTCGAAGTAGCATCGGTAAAGGTTAGGTTGGTTGGTGGTTCTGCTTCTGTGCCTGTTGGCAAGTCTGGATCATCACCTACATTTTCTTCTGGTGGTGTAGCTGACCATGTATAAAAATCAAAATACTCTATTGCTTGTATTCCGACTAGGCCATTATCTAATAAATTAATTGTTTCTATTCTATAAGCAGCATTTGATAAATTGTAAGGCGTGTAAGTTATTGTAACCACATCACCTGCTGTGAGATTTAATAATCTAGGAGTGCCAACAAAACTAATGGTTTTTTGCCTTCTACTTCTCTCAAGTATGCCTTTGCCCATGTTGAAGGCGTTATAGGGATTAGTTATGTATTGAAACTCTGCTGTAGTTTCAAGCTCTTCACCACCATCATCATTTTTATAAGTTGAAGTGCTATTGTTATGAAATACAGTTTTAGTGTCTGATTCATATTTTTTCTGTGCGTTAAAAAATTGCACAACAACTTTATTTAGTTTATCTGCTTTATCTTCATAACGTATTTTTATACCCTGATCTATTATGTGATCATCGGTAATACTAAAGGATGATGATGCTGCATCTTCTACTAAAACGCTGTATTTACCATCTATGTAATTTAAAAATCCTCGCATATTAGATAGTAAATCTCTTGCGTTATCTAATACAGTTTCATTGGTATCTAGGACACCATCACATTGCAATCTTCTAGTTTGTGTTAATACAGAGCCAGATTCGTCTGCATACATAAATTTACCAACAGCACTTCCACCACCATTGCCTGTATCAGAACTGTTAGCTAGCACAGTTGCTAAGTTCAAGTCAGTTGCTTCAATCGTAAAACTGTTAGCATCTACAACTGTTGCAATGGTATAGCCTTTGTTTAAAACTGTTGTTGTGATGTTGCCACCAAGACTTGTTGCTCCTGCAAAAAGCACTCTATCATTAGCAGATGCGCCATGTGAAGTACAAGACACAGTAATAGTTGCATCTCCATTGGTAGCAGAAAACGTAACGCTTTTGCTCACTTTTGCAGGCGGTGGTTCGTCTGTATAAATTCTGTAATTTGTGCTTTCAGTATGTGGTGTAAATCTTTGTGCATCAATCACATTGTTTTGATTTATGATTACTGAACCACCGCTATCTTTGACACTTAATAGTTCGCCACCTTTAATTTTTTTCCAAGTTGCTTCATTTACTGTAATAAAATTATCTTCAACGTCTGCTGAAAAAGTAGCAGAAGCATATGAGCCACTATAATCAGGAACATCAACAACTGTATCTGCTGTGTTAGCTGCTGTTTGAAAAGACTGTAAATCTATAGAAGATGCTGCTAAACCCTTACCATAATCTTGATGCATGTAATCAAGAAGAGTTAAAGCTGCATTATTAGACCATTCATAAGTAGTCGGATCAGCTATTCTGTGCGAACCTGTACCACCTGTTATTGAGCCATCAAGTCTAGGATCGTAAAGCTTTCTCCCTTTAACAACTACTGTTAATTCTGGAACAGAAGTAAACATCCCTTTCTGGTCATACTGAAAAGATGCTGCAATGTAAGCAATTCCTCTAAGTCTGTGATTTGAAGTAAATTTTGCAGGTTGTGACTGATTAAGCATAGGATCAACTGTTTGATCGTCTGCTCCATGATGAGCATTTAAAACCATCCTATAAATTTTTGTCGGATCAGTTCCAGACCTGCCATCACCTCTAAAACTTCCTGAAGATGTACCAATCTGACTAACAGTATTTAATGAGCCTGCTCCACTAGATATTTTATCTGAACCTGTGTAGTAGCCATCTCTAAAAACTTTTGTATCAGATAAAGGTACGCCATTGATTTCTATAGTATCTAGCTCTATTGAATCGACCTCACCTAAACATAAACCATATATTACAAATAATTCTTTTGAGTTTCCTGCATCTGTGTCCATATAAAGAAGTGTTGAGCCAACTCTTCTTCTACCATAAATAATTGGAATTTTGCCACCTTGAGCAGTTTTAGTAGCTAGTATATCTTGACCTTGATCTTTTAATTTTTGTATTGTTCTAAAATTTTTAATACCTGTTATTACAGTTATAGCCAAAAAAATATTTCTTAAAACCTCAAAAACCATTTAACTACCCCACCTAATATCTGCTTTTGTAACATGAGCATATTCAAGACCCTTATCGAGTGTAAAAGCTAATTGTTGAGATTCATCGGTAAAATGCCTTCCTTGTTTTAAGTTCCAATTTGACCAATGATTTGAGCAGGTCACAATAATTTTTGAATCTGTTTTACTTTCATCAACTTCTACATTCTTTATGTTGCCTGAGAAATAGGTAAATGCATCAATAAAAGATTCATTAGAATCAAAGAAACCAAGATAAATATTAACTGTATTATCTATGTAGTTTTGATCGTCAAATACCGATATAAGAGTTGAGTTAATATTAGATAATTCTATAGATGTTTCTTCAACTTTAAGTTCACCTGTTTCTGGTGTTGTATTTACAGATATTATTTCACCAGATGAAGTATAAGTATTTGAATCATAAGTTACATCAAACTGATTGTCTGTAAGCCTAAATACTGTTGATGTGTTTATTTCAAGTAAGAAACAAAATGTATTAGTAGGATTCGCTAACTGCGTTAAAAGTGTATTGCTTAGTGATCTTGACATTACTCAATACACTCTCGCAATGAAAAACTGATTGAAAACAAACCTGTTGTATTAGTTGTATAAAGAATATCGCTAATGAGATAAACCTTAAAATTTGGTGAATTTACAACAACAGCTTCATTATTTGCTAATGTTGATATAATAGATGGAGATATAGATATTGTTGTATTACCGCTTGAATCAGAGTCAGCATTTTCAGTCACCATGTAAATTTTACTATGATTGTTAAACTTAATTACATCGCCTGCTCTTAAACAATTATTTTGTGAGTTAGAAAACCCTGAAAGCTCTATATCGCTATCTCCTAAGCTTTTTGCACCATTAACAACAATATCTGTTTGCTGTTTACCTAATCCTCTATTTGTAATTGGATATTGAAAATCAAATTTATCAAATGAGTTTTGTTGCTGTTTCAAAAAACTAAAAACATTCATTGCATCTGCCTTAATTAGAGGTGGTAATGTAACATCCATTGTGAAGTATTGTGATCCATATTTTCTAGTAACTCTTTTACCAGATACAGATTGATTTATTAAGTTAGGTCTATTGTCTTGCAATGATATACTGCTAGGTTTTATGGTTATTGGAAAAGTACCTGCCATTATGCTATCCCCATTTTACCTCTTGAGTTATAAGCTTGATTAACCATGCTTATAATCATATTTTTTCTTGTTGCAAGCAGTTCGTCAAAACCTGCTGCATCTACTGTAGATATATTAAAGTTTACAGTAGCACCCATGCCTTGTCCTTTTGTATGATCTATAACTGTTTCGTTGGGATGTAGTATTGCAGGAAAGCCACCACGTCCATCCACGCCACCTGCTCTAACACCCATGCCTGTATAACCTCCGCCTTCATTTGTAGGCAAACCACCACCAAAAGGATCAAAATTATCTGTTAGCGATGATGTAAGATCAGAAGCTATTTGACTTGACGCATCATTAAAAAAAGAACGTCCTGCTTTCAAATTGTCAATAGAACTACCAAAACTAGCAAACAAACTATCTAAAAATAGCTTTTGTATAGCAATTCTTACTAATTCATCAATAATTGCTGTTGCAAAATCTCTAAAACTAGCTTTACCAGTTTTAAGAAAGTCAAAAGTTAGCTTAGTTAAATTATCATAAGTCTTTTTAAAGATGCCCTGTATTTCTTCTTGCATTGACTTAATGCTGCCAGTAAAGTCATCAAATCCTTTTTGAGCATGCGTAAAGAATGTTTCTAATTCTGTAAGTGGAGCAAAGCCAGTTCCTATATTTGATATTGCTTCCTCTGTTTCACCAAAAAAGAACTCTTTGATTGAGGGTATATTTTTTCTTTCTAACGCAGCAGAAAATTCCTCTACAATTACATCTGTTAGCTCATCTATTTCTTTTTTTACTTCAGAGGTATCAGTCTTAATAAATTCTTTAATGCCTGTTTCCATACCAAATAAATCAGATAATGGTTCAAGCATCCTTGCCATAAAGTTATTAAAATCAATAAATTTTTCTCTTATAAAATCAAATACATTAATAAAGAAAAGTTTTAATCTTAGTCCAAATCTTTCAAATCTAGCATTTGTCTTATCAATAAATACTGCTATTTCATCTCTAAATATATACATTGCCACTAATGCAGCCTGAAATCCCATAACTAAAAAACCTAAAGGATTTGCTGCGATTGCCATTCCTAAGCTCTTTACAGCAGCAACAGCACCTAACATAACTGGTATAAATATTGCATCAATATTTCTTGCAAAGAATGATATAACTTCAGCTAGTCCAGAAAATCCTTGTGTGGATTTCTGTATATCGCCTATCATAAATTGAAAATTGTTTCTTAAAGCCACGCCTGCCTGTCCAAGCGTTAAAGGCATTTCTTTAATTAATTCATTTGTTTCTTGAACACCTGCGATTAGTATAGGCATTACAACTTCTGCTGTAAGCTTACCTGCATGACCAAAGGTTCTTAACTGCCCAGCAGTCATATCAAGACCATCAGCTAGCATTTTTGTAAGAATAATGTTGTTCTCCATTACTGACCTAAGCTCATCACCCCTCAATGCACCTGAAGCTAAACCCTGTGCTAACTGTCTAGCCGAGTTATTTGCTTCTTGAACATGAGAACCAGCAATAACAAAAGTGTTGGCTACCATTTGTGTAGCATCTGCAACATCTCTTGATGTTGCTCCTAAATGCTCTGTAGCGATAGCAAGTCTACTGTACAGCATACCTATGGCCTCAAAATCAGTTCTTGATTCAACAGCTATTCTTCTCATATTTTGCATAGCAACTGCTGTCTGTTCAGCAGAACCAGTAAAAGCCTGCATCCTATTCTCAACACCTATCATGACGTTAGCTGCTTGAGTTATTTCAGTTATACTAAAAGCTGCTATTAAAGCATTTTTTAATTCACCAACAACGCTATTTACACCACCAATATCTTTTTTAAATTTGTTTAGAGATGCAGCAGCTTTGTTGTTTGCCAACAATTCTATTTTATATTTTAAGCCTTTAGGTAGTGCCACTTCTTTCTTCCTTTATTTCATGATAAGCCAGCCATCCTTGAAACTCCTCTACAGTCATGCTTTCAATTTCGTATAGAGTTTTTCCTAACTTTTCAGCTAATGCATATTTTATGTATAGCTGCTCATCTTCTATTACTTTTTTTTAACTTCTTCCTGTGAAACATTATTCATCATTTCAGTAGAAATTCTAATCAATACATCTCTATCTACCCTCTCCAATAAGGTTTTCTTATCGGCAATAGTAAATAACTTTTCACCAGCTTCATCTAATGCTTTGTAAATTAATACATAAGCTAAAAGTTGGACATCATCATCTTTTGCTAACCTCATGAATTTAGAAGTCTCTGAAAGAGTGATGGGTTTGCAGTAAATCTTTAGCGGATTATCCTCATCCTCACCCCATTCAGGGACTTCTATAATTCTTGTATCGAGACTATCAAAATGCTTTTTTGCGTTATCTATTGCTGACATGATTAATATGTAGTGGTTGTCAAGCCGCCTGTTCCTTGAACAGAAATAGTTGACTCTACTAAACCATCATAAGAAGCTGTTACAGATTTACTTGTAACAATCGCATCACCAGTAAGTTTAATTGCTCCGCTTCCTACACCTTCAGGTGCAAAATTAAGCGTTACTTGTGAGCCTACAGTCAATGCTACTTGTCCGTTCGTATCGGTATCATCGAAAAGAACATCAACTGATCCGCTAAAATCATTAATCGTAGCTAAATAACTTTTAGAGCCATTTCCCATTGAGGTATCTTCTACAGTATCCATAGTTTCATCAATACTATAACTTCTAATCTCAGCGATTGAATTTGCCCCAACTTGAACAGTTCCACCCTTACCTAAGAATGTTGCCATATTTATTCTCCGTTTTTAGTTTTAGAAGAAGATTTAAGTTTATCTTTCGATTGGGTTGCTTCTTCTTTCCAACCCTTACTCTTTAAATACTCAACACTATCAGGGTGAGCATCTATAGAACTTTTGCCATTTGGACTAATTAATTTCATAATTTTCCTCGTTAAACTGCCACATCAGGATTTGTTTCCTTAACATGATAGGTTGTTAAAAATGTCAAAGTAGCATAGCCAACTGGACTTTCGCCATCTGCATTAAACTCTATATCAGTTGACTCAATATAAATATCTTTTGCCAAACCATTAAGAGTTGTATCAACAGCTATAGCTTCTTCAACTTCTTTGCATATTGTATCAATAGTATCATCAAAATTGGAATTTGCTTTTGCATAACACTCAATTGCTATTGAAAGCTCTCTTTCCATCACTCTATCAGAACTCATAACTAATGGTTCTGACTCTTCTGTTTTAGTATAAATTAACAATGCAGGTAATTCAGAATCTTGTAAAGGATAAACTCTACTTTCATAAACTCTTGATGCTGTAGTTGTTAAACCTGTAAGCACAGTTCCAACTCTTTCACGAATTTGTTGACGAACATGATTTGCCATTATTGTTCCTCTAACATTAGTTGCGTAATACCTGTGTTGTCTGGTTGTGCATTGACAACCTTATAGGTTGCACCTGCTTTGATGGTAGCACCATCTAAATTTTTATATGCAGGTGCGACTATGGTATCTCCATGAGCAACAGTAGGAACGTCTGTTGTTTTACAAAATGCTATAGGCTGAAAACCCTCAACATCAACAGTTCCTACATCAATGCCAAAATATTCTTGCTCTAATATAATTTTTATAGAGCTATCAGAGCCACCTTGAGGAGTATAAGTAACAGTTATACCATGACCAAAATCTGTATCGAGATAGCCATTAAAATCTCTATCAAACTCCATCGCCATAATTACTTAGCTCTTTTTTTTAACTTTTTTTCGGATTTATCTAATCCTACACTTCTGTTTGTTTCTTTCTTTTCTTTGCCTTTATATTCTTCGGCCTTACCATAACCAACAAGTGATCTGCCTTCATCAAAAGGTAATTCAACAACATCACCTGCTTTAACTTTTTCTTTGTTTGCAACTGTATCTGCAAGTATTAAATATTTCATAGTTCCTCTCTTAAAAGCGGAGGGCATTAAGCCCTCCGTATTTTTGGTGCTTAAAACCATTTATTATGATGCAGCACAGAATGAGACAGCAT